CATTGCTCTTACTTTCTCAGTGTTGTACTCAAATTTAGGAATGAGTTCAAAATGAGTTGACTCATATTCAGCAAATATTCCAGCTTCTTTAAGTTTCTTATATGTATACGTTTCTAATTTGCTACGAAATTTAATTCCGTCATATATATTAGGTTGTACATTACGTACTTTACCCTATGTTTTCTTCTTTTTCCGCATATTTTATATTTCGTATTCAATTCCAAGTTTATCGTAAATCCAATATTTTATATCCAAGAACTTTCTTTTATACCAAGGTAGAGCAAAATAATCATCTACTTCAGTATGAATTGGAATGGATTCCTCATCAAAAGATAATAATACAAGATAAATATCTTCTCTTGTATTACTAGCGGTCATACAAAATCCTTGAATATCAGAATCATTAAAATTTGGAGTACGTATCGTTACATCTGGATCATTACAAAATCTAGTTTTATAAAAATTGAGTTCATCTATTAATTTTGAGAGTTTCATATATCCAATTTTTAATATTTTCAAATCCATTTTTTGCAATTGCATCTGAAATGTCTTTAGCTTTCCATTTCTTATGCACTAAAATTGGTTCTAAGCCTGTTTTAAGGCTTATTTTACGAAGATTTTTAACTCCTGCTACATCTCTATCAAAACAAATTAAAACTCGCTTAAATCGCTTTAAAATGTCATCTAGGACTGTTTGTGGTATCCAAGTTGATTCTGAACTTGGTGAAATGGCAGGAATACCCATTTCATAAAGACACATTACGTCTTTTAATGACTTGGTTATAATACATATGTCACCTTTTTTAGGTAATTGTTCATAACCTTGTACATCATATTCTGTTAAATTGTTTCTCCATTTAGTGTATTTATCACCTAATGGACGATATATTTTAAAATTGTTATACACTTTATATGCAAACATTGGATTCTCTGGCTTATATATACCTTTTACTATACCATTACATAGATAATATTTAATACTATCTACATTATATTTTTTTAAAGTTTTAGTAGATATATTAAATTGAGACCAGTAATTGATGTCTGTTTCTGTCATTTTTTGTCTGACGACACCAATTACTGTCTCTGTTGACGGTATATATTGCTTAGAGCTATCGAGAACGGTATCATTGGTAATGTTTAATTTATTTACTATATCTTGTAATATATCATTATAATTTGTTTTTCCAGTATATAACTGAACAAATTTAATAACATTACCACATTCACCGGTACCATGGTCTTTAAAAAGTAATTGTTTGGTACGTTTTGAATAAAATATTCCAAATGAAGGATTTTTATCCTTTCTAAATGGGCTATTATATATCATACGCACTTTAGATTGACCAATGTATTTTGCATATATATCATATTCTGTTACTTTAGATAATATCCATTCTAATGTAATTGGATTAGCTAATTCTTTTGCTTTATCTTTGGAATACATATGCAATAATTTTAGTTTGTTACTGACACGAGAATCGAACTCGCCTATCCGATGATCATAAAAAAATAATGTTTACCTATACAGGTCCAACCTTCACACACAGAATAATAAATATTTATAAGATAAATAGATTATTCCTCCCTTTTATTTTTTATGAATTTTCTTAAATTGATAGTGCCATGTAATTCAAGTTAAATTATTGCTGGGACGTCCAAGGTAGCCCAGTAAAATCATATTATACAATTCGTTTTATCTACCCTTGTTTAAATAATTTATTAAATGAACTTATCAGTAATCCAAAACTATTCTTTATCAAATAGTTTTAATATTCTTTTTATTGTTTTTTCTCCATCTTCTTCAGTCAAAGCTTCACCTGACTGAATATAAATATCAGATGTTGTTTCTTTAAATTCTGGACGATATGTGTGACCATATCCATCATTCATTTGGAATTTTGCATTCCAAAATTTAAACATCCAATATCTAAAGAACCATGGAGAAATTGCAGTTAATATTTTACCTTTAATCAAAGGTTCTTCAAATGGTTTAATAACAACTTCTACATCCAAATGATCTATTGATTCACGAGTACCTTCTTTAATAAGATATCCTGGAAATTCATTTGATGCATAAGCTGATACTTGGATTTGATAACCTTGTGATTCAAGTAAATCTATTATTCGCATTGTGGTATAGGCTCTGTATAATAGATCATCTGCACTACACCACCAATTTTCACAGATAGAAATATGTAATTTAACAAATTTACCATTTCCTTCTCCGTGAACAGGAGTACGTCGTTTAAGACAAGGCATTCCTTCTAAGTATCGATCAAAATTTAGATCATCTCCATCATTTTCATCATACTTATACTTATGTTTTCTGCCTCCAAGAAATAGTGGTTTTTCTATTTCTTTTAATTTGTCTAAACCTTTTGTATAACTCCATTTGTATTTATGTATATCTTCATTAGATAATCCTCTAAAGCGTTCTTTTTCTTCAGTATTTAAACGCTGTACTTCGTCAGGATTACCTCCTTCAATGTGGTCACATTCATTGTAGAATTCTTCTAATGTAGGTATATTTATTTTCAAATTAAGTCCCATACTATGCTGCGTTTAAAAAGGAGTCTATATAACTAGTATCTTTTTTATGAAAATAGCTTTTAACGATTTTCTTCTCTGTATCAGACCAATTGACAATTAGTAGGTCTTTCCAATCAGAAATTCCTGCTTTTTTCATCTTTTGACCTGCTTGAATCATACGAGTTGATGCAATTCTACGAAGTGTATTGGTTTTAATAATATTACGTAATCCACGTACATAATTAACTATTTCAGCATCATATTGTGACTCAAATTCTTCAGAATAGTTTACTTCAATGATTGCTCCAATAAATCGGTCAATCGTTGAAGCGTCTAACTGATTATTTGCAACATATTGACGGTCTGCACCATTACCAAATGTATTAGATGTAGCTACAATAATACATTCTGGATGACGATGTACTGTTCCAGTAGTTGTTTCAATTTCGTCATTAGCTAATGCAGCATTAATTACTTGTGCAACAGACGGATCCAATGCCGTCATTTCATCAATTAATATGATTGATTTTTGTGCGTAAAATTCTGCGAATTTTGTTGCTTCACGAGTTGGATATTTATATCCGGTAAACTCGGTGGCAGAAGTACCAATACCACAAGAAATACACAAATATGGCATTCCTAATTCTTTTGCTGTATTACGAACAATGGTTGATTTTCCACATCCTGCTGGACCTACCATCCAAACATTGTTCATACCTGCTTTAATTAGGTTATGCAGTTTAGTTTCTGGATTTAGCGTTGCAAATTCATATTGAATTTTTTTCAATGCTTTTTCTTCTTCAAACTTTTGTTTTTCTTTTTCAGCATTTTCTTTACGTTTTTCATCGCTTCCAAACATTTTTAATGCTTTTTGTTCAATTTGTTTTTTCTTTTCTTCAGATTTTGGTTTACAAATTTTAATTGCTCCACTACATACATTAAAAATTTGTTTTGCAAAGTTTTTTAATGTAAATTCTTTAGATGTTCCGTTTTTACCTTTGGTTTCTGCAGAACATACTAAGAATATTCCTTGTTGTGTTATACTTTTGAATTTGCTTCCTTTGGTTTTAATGGTACCATAAAAAACATCTCCAGGTTGTAAATTACGTGGATCAATATCTGTTTGTAAAGAAATATCTTGGTGTTTAGTACATTCTTCAGCACTTTGTCCTTGTTCAAGTTTTGTTGACGGTGTACCTTTTGGATTAGTGCTTTTTGCTGCTGATTCAATATTTTCAGCTTTCTTTATATCTTTGATTATTTCCATTTCTACCATAATTGTATTATTTATTGATTAAAAAATAAAAGGGTGTATTTAATTATACACCCTTTTTAATATATATTAAAATGGCAATTCGTCCGGATCACTACTTTTTTCAAAAGCAGCTGCTGCTACTTCTGGAATAGTAAACGGATTGTCATTCTTTACTTCCTTATCTGCTGTTACAGGACGTATTACAACGTCTTTAGGTAAAACTTTTGTTTTATAACTTGGTTCTTCCCCTTCCTTGTCTAAATGTTTTCTACAAGGATCATTTAAATCCATTGGTTCAATAAATACTTCATCTATAGCCGTAGGAATCGTTGTATAACCGTCTTTGTTATATACAAGTTTCAAACGAAGTTTCTTTGTCTTGTCTGCTGCATTTAACATTGTCGCAATGTAATTAGCAAATGACATAAAATCTTCACCTTCAAAGTTGATTTGTTCATCAGTATAATAACACATCAAAATCTGAAGCATCTTCTTAAACTGACGAGCTTGGTTGCGTTCCAAATCAGACTTATCCTTCATCCAAGGAGCCATCTTTGGTTCCCATTCTGTATGAACGGCTGTTTGACCTTGTTCGTTAATGAATGTAATGTCAAACATCTTATTTCCATTTGGAGAAACTTTTACTTCAACTTTGTCGATTGATACGCCTTCATTAATACCAGCGTTCATATACTTTGACTTAAAATCACTTACTTCCTGTGCAGCTTTCTTACTATATCCCATAATTCACGTATTTTGTTATTATTGTTCTAAAAATATTCTATCCATGTGAAATGTGATGTTATTGTTTTCATCACTTTCCGCAACTACGATTTTCTTTCCTCTTAAATGGTTTGCTCGTGCTTCTCGAACAGTACCTTCACCACCTTCAAATGAAATAATTGTTTCATTTTTCTTGCGATATACATATCCAATTGCATCTGCTTCTCCACAGAGAATATCACCAATCTTACCAGCCAAATCAATTGCAATTTCATTGATTTCTGTTCCTTCAAAATTAATCATCTTATCCTTGGTATGAGTAATGAGGATTAATGTTTCAGTTAAACTGC